ATAATTTAGATGTATCAGGTAATTTAAATATGAATAATGGAAATATATCAAATGTTAATGTTGCAAATATAACAACATTAAATGTAATAGGTAAAGAAGTAGTTGGTAATATAGATGTATCTGGCAATTTAACGGTTTACGGTAATAGTACTTTGGGTAATGGAAATGATACAATTACAATTAATGGTGCTTTAAATATAAATGGTAATACGACATTAAATAATTTAGATGTATCTGGTAATTTAAATATGCGTAATGGCAACATATCAAATGTTAATATTGTTAGTGCCAATATTGCAAATATAACAACATTAAATGTATTAGGTAAAGAAGTAGTTGGTAATATAGATGTATCTGGTAATTTAATGGTTTATAATAATTTAACAGTAAATGGTAATACTACTTTGGGTAATTCTAATGATACAACTATTGTTTATGGTAATTTAGATGTATTTGGTACTACAGATATATCAGGTAATTTAACTGTTATTGGAACAACAACATCAACAATATTTACAACATCAGATTACAGAATTAAATCTAATATTATACTTTTAGACAACACATTTATAATTGATAATTTAAATCCTATTCAATACACAAATTTACAAAATTCACATACTGAAATTGGATTTATTGCTCACGAATTACAAAAAGAATATCCAAATTTAGTTTCTGGTGAAAAAGATGGTGAAACATTACAATCAGTAAATTATATTGGGTTAATTGGTATTCTAGTTAACGAGATAAAACTACTCAAAGAAAGAGTTAGTAAATTAGAAAAATCTTAATTGGAATAAAAATTTTTAATTTTAAACAAAAATATTGAATATTTAATATTTTATTATTAATTTTAAATATAATACTAAGGCTTAATGGAACAAGATTATAAATCTAAAATAATAAATAAATTTATAAGAAAATGTCCAGATACCGATGAATATAAAGATAGATTAGAAAATGAGTTAAATTTAATAGAAAAAAAAAATTTTTGTCAATATATACTTCAAATATGTGAGATATTAGAATTAGTAGGAGATATTCCTCATATAATAAGAGGTTCATCTGGTTCATCATTAGTGTGTTGGTTGTTAGGTATAACAATGATAGACCCTGTTTCAAATTCAATATGTTTCTCAAGATTTTTAAATGAATTTAGAAATTCAATGCCAGATATAGATATGGATTTTCCACATAATCAACGGAATAAAATATTCAAAAAAATTTTTTCCAAATGGCCAAATGTTGTTCGTATAAGTAATTATGTTACTTATAAAGATAAAGGTGCAATTAGAAAAGCATTAAAAGAAATGGGTGTTGATAAAAAAATAGATAAATCCAAATGTAATTTAAATTATTGGAAAGATAAAGAAAAAAAAAAAGAATTAGCAAGTAAAGTTAAAGAAATTAAAGGTAAATTTAAAAATTATTCATTACATTGTGGTGGAATTATTTTTTTCACGAATTTATCTGATATGTCCAAATATAAAATAGTTGATAGACAAATATTATTAGATAAAGTTGATGTTGAAGCAGAAGGATTTTTTAAAATTGATATTTTAGCTAATCGGGGTTTATCTCAATTAATTAAAATAGATTCAAAACCTTTGGATAAATATGATTTTACAGATATTAAAACTATAGAACTATTACAATCTGGAAATAATATTGGATTAACATTTGGAGAGAGTCCGGGTATGAGAAAAATTTTTTCAACTTTAAAACCAAAATCTGTTTTAGATATTGCCAAGTGTTTAGCATTTATTAGACCAGGAGCAACATCAGAACAAGCAGATACAATAGAAGATTTAGATGGTGAAATAATTTTTGATGATGACGCAATAAAATATATACAAAATTTAATAAATTGTTCAGAATCACGTGCCGATAATATAAGGAGAATATATTCAAAAGGTAATTCTATTGAAATAGGAACATTAGAATTAGAATTATTTGATGCTAATCCTCAATTAGATATTGATTTTATTAATGCAAAATTATTAAATTTACGTAAATATAGTTTTTGCAAATCACATGCTTTATCATATGCTTATTTAGTTTGGGCTTTGGCTTGGCATAAAGCAAATAATCCTAAAGAATTTTGGAAATCAACTATTAAAAATTCACATAGTATGTATAGAAAATGGGTTCATATTCGTGAAGCAATATGTTCTGGAGTAAAAATAACTTGTGATGATACACTTGATGATATTACACATTTTTATTCTTATGGATTTTGGTTGGGTAAAGATTTTATAGATTCAAAACGTATGTATGTAAATATAATTGATGAAAATAAAAAAACTTGTGAATTTAGAGGATTAATAGCAACTGCTAAATATTATAAAAAATTTAATTCCAAAACTAAATTATATGATTTGATTACATTTGTTACAATTGGTTATTCTAATCAAATATATATTGATTTAGTTGTAAAAGGTTGGGCTAAAACAAAATATCAAAATATTTGTTCAGGTAAAGGAAAAATAAAAATTATCAAGGATTATGTGATGATAAATGTTGATTTTATTGAATATAAATAATTAAATTAATTATTTATAATTTTTATAAAATTAATAAATTTGACAAAACAATCAATATCGTACCTAATATTTTAAATAAATCTAATGATTCATTATTGAACATAATACCATAAATATAAGCCATAATAATACCAAAAAATGATAAAATTGAATAGGTTGATGGGTCTAATCTATAAACTGAATAAAATCTCAACCAATATCCAATAGTACCAACCAATCCATTTATTATCAAAGCTAATCCAATCAATCCAATATTAAATTCTTTAGAATTATCTGATTTTGTATCTGTATTAAAATATTCTTTTTTATTGACATTTTTTTTATAAACATTTTTTTTATCAATCCAATATGTTTTAAATATATATACACTTGATAAAATAGCACCAAAAAAATAAGCTATAAATAATTGATTCCAATTATTATCAGTTTTAATGTTTTTAATAACAAAATAAATCAATGCTTCAGTTATTGCTGCTATTACCATCATAGCAAATCCATAAGAAAAAGAAGAATTATTTTTTTCAGAATCATTTTTTAAAAAATTTGATATAATAAATAATACTAATCCTCCAATACAATAAAAATATTCAAATTTCCAACTTACTCCAGAAAATAATAAAATTAATAATGGATAAATATTAAATATACTAAATGATACTCCTGAATCTAAATTCATAAAACCTTCATATGAACTATAAATATGAATAAGATTAATAAACATTAAAATAATTGCTTCAGATGTAAATATATTTGAAACTATCCAACTATAATTTATAAAAAATAATGATATTAATACATAAATTATTAATCTTGTCCATAATTGTAAATCAATTGGAAGTGATATTTTTTTTACAAATATTGGATATAAACTTAATAGGGACTCTGAAACAAGTTTTGAATATATTGGAATAAAATCCATTTATAATATAATTATTAAATAATTTTTCTAAAAAAATTCATATTATTATATGTTTTAGTAAAAATTGTTATTAAATAAAAAAAAATATAAAACTAAATATATAAATGGATAATTTAATATTTTTTTTGATAATCATACTAGTAGTTTTAGCCATATATTATATGGATTTAAATTCACCCAAAACAAAAGCACAAATTGATTCGGAAGAAAAATTCGATTCATTAAATAATGATAATAATGATTGTGTACAATCTGATATTCTTTCTTTAAATCCATATCATAGATGTAAAGTACTTGGGGTAAATAAATTTATGATAAGAGATTTGAGAACAAAATTATGGTTAACTGATGGTATGCAAGAAGGATTTAGTAAATTTTTACCAGGAAAATTTGGTGTACCACTAATGATGTCTGCCAAACCAGATGAATACTTACCTCTCAGAACTGTTGCTGACCCTAATGACTATCTTTTAGCAACCTATTCTGGTGATGGAATTAGGGTTGTGGCAAATCCTTATAATCAAACATTTGTTTTACAAGTATTTATTTATAATGGATATAATGTTATAGGGTATTTAAATGAAGCAAATACTCAATTATATTTAAATATTGATGATAATGGAAATATAACATCTACTTTGGAACCATCTAAAGCTTCTATTATAGAAATTATAGAAATATAAAAAAATTGATTAAATAATTTAAAATATATTAATATATTTTAAATTTATTACAAATGGTAATGGATATTGTTCATAAGATTAGATATATTATTGAATTTAAACAACCAGTTGATTATTTTGATGTTATTTTACAAAAACAAATTGATTTAAGATTAAAGTTTGAGGGTAATGAAAATAGAATTATTGTATTGGATTTGAGTGATTGTAATCAAAGTTTATCAAAATCAAAATATTACTCTAAATATAAATCTTTATTCAATAATTATAATTTAAGAATAAGTCATTTAGAATTAATTAATTCTTCAGATAAATATGACATAATAAAACACATTTATTCTAACCAGAAAGAAAATAACTCACTTATATTTAAAGATAAAAAATCTAATTCATATGATGAATTTGAATATGAATTTGATTTGATGTTAGAAGAATTAAATGTGTTTTGTAATACTTTTGAATTTGATTCAAATCAAAATAAAATTATAAATTCAATAATTGAAGATCCAAATCTAAAATCTAATATTAAATTTTGCGGATGGCAAGATTATTGGGTTACGCTATAACAATCGGGTTAATCTGAATCTGAATCTGAATTTAAAATATGAGATAATTTTGTTCTTAAACTTGTATCAATATTAAATGGTTCTGTACTAAATTGTTTTGTATATTTGACTGGGCTAGTTGTTTTGTTATTACTAGAATTTTTTGTATTAGTTTTAGTTTTAGTAGTTTTAGTAGTTGTTTTTGATGTTTTGGTGGATTTGGTAGATTTGGTAGATTTGGTTGTTTTAATTATTTTAATTTCTGGATATTCGATTTTATAATTTGACAAATATGATTTGGCATTTGATGTTGAATCTTTAACCAAATCAATATATTTAGGATATTTGGTAAGTAATTTAGTTCTAAGAGATTTACCTTGGGATGTTAAGTCTGTAGTAGAATAAAACATTCCTTGAGCTTGTGTTTCTATAACAAAATCCCCATTAATTAAATACCTAACTAGTTGTTTCCACCAATCTTCTTTACCAGAATTTGAATTTGGACCAAATGATAATCCACTTCCATATTCTTCCCATTCACACATCCATTCTTTTACTTTAGATTGTTTTCCCAATAACACTCCAATACACATTCCAATCCCAAACTTTCCATTTAATTTAGTAAGTACATTAAGTAACAAGTATATGGGACAAGTATAATCTTTATTTTCAATTTCTTCTTGTTTATCTGATTTTTTTCTTAAACAATTATCACAATTTGAACACGATTCCACAATCTGACCAAAATTTGCCAAAATAGCTTTTCTTCTACAACAACTTGCCCAAACATATTTTTCTATTTGTCTGATTTGTTCTTCCTGATACATTTTTTGTTGTAAATTTTTCATATCTTTTATTAAAAATCTATTAACTTGAAAATCTTTAGCTGAATAAAATAATACACATTCTGCGGGTTTACCATCTCTTCCAGCTCTCCCAATTTCTTGATAATATGATTCAATATTTTTAGGACAATTATAATGAATTACTAGTCTTACTCCAGGTATATTTATACCCATACCAAAAGCAATTGTGGCACACATTATTTTTGTTTTACCATCAATAAAATCTTGTTGAACTTGTTTTTTATTTTTATCAGACATCCCTGCATGATATGATTCTGCTCCAAATCCTAATTCTCTCAATTGATCTGAAACCAAATCAGTATCATCTCGTGTTTTACAATAAATTATAGCATATTGATTTGGATATTTGTTTAATAAATTTTCTATTGATGTAATTATATTATCAGTTCTTGGTAAAACTCGAATCATCAGATTTGCCCGGTCAAAATTCCCAATAACTAATTCAGGATTTGATAATTTTAAAATACGATATATGTCATCCCGAACTTTAACAGATGCGGTAGCAGTTAAAGTTAGGATTGGTATTTCAGGTATCCAATCTCTAATTACACCTAATTCAGTATACCCAGGTCTAAAATCTAATCCCCAAGTAGATACCGCATGAGCTTCATCAATACAAACCATTAGCAAATTTTGTCTTATTTCTTGAATAAAGTCATATGATTTTGAAAAAAATTCAGGAGTCATAAAAATTAATTTATTTGTTCCACCAATAATTTCTGTTTTTTCTTGAGATTTTTTTTTTGCGGTTGTTTCTGAATTAAATACTGCTGTAGGGATACCTTTTGATTCCATCTCTTGACCTTGTTCCATCATTAATGCTATTAGGGGGCTTATTACGATAACATTTTTGCAAGTTATAAGATATGGTAATTGATAACAAATTGATTTACCAAATCCGGTTGCAAGGATTGCACAAACATCTCTTGATTCCACAACTACTTTTTTAATAATTTCAAATTGTGTTTGTTTTAATTCATTATATCCCCAATATTTTTTAAGTATCTGATTATATTCACTTAATAATTCAGAATCTGATTTGGTATTGGATTTGATAACTTTAGTTGTTTTAATGTTTTTTTTATTATTTTTTTCTATGGTTTTTGTTTTGGTATTATCATTAATTACTTCATTTAATAATTCATTAATTTCGTCGTTATTAGAACGTATTGAATCAGAGTCTGATTCCAAGTCAGAATCAGATTTAAATTTTGATAAATGTTTTTTTCTTAAATATGCCATTAGTTTATACTTATAATAATTATATATTAAATATATAAATCAACTTTTATAATAACACCCTATATTAAAATAAAATGTATTTTATAATCATATACACATATTAACATTAAGGCAATACAACATATAAAAGAATTAAATTTAATGGAAATTCAAAATTTTTTAGATTATTTACTTAATAAAAAAAAATTTTTAAAATTAAAAAATTTATTGGAAAATGATATTTCAATTACAAACATTAAAAATTTTATTGATTATACAAAAAATAAAATATATAAAAAAAATATTCTTAATAAACTTCAATTAGAAAATATTAGAAAAATAAATGTTTATTTAGTAGGTCATGATTGTTATCCAATTATTCAATTTAATTTTTATTATAACTATAATACAAAAAAAAATGATTTTTCTTTAAACGAAGATAATGTTCATGTAAAATTACATGACTATTATCACAATAAAAAATATTTAAGATTTAATTATCCGGTTTTTAAACAATTAAAAAATTCTCTTAATAATAAAAATAGTTCATGGAATAAAATTGTTGTAAATGGAATAATTCGTTGTTTTAGATATACACCACAAATTCTTCTAGTTTGTTGTTAGGAAAATATATAATTATATATTTTTATATAATTACATTATATAAATGAATATTGTTACATTTATCATAATATTAATAATTATATTTGTTATCTATAATATATATGAAAATATAAAAAAACAATACATTGATTTGGCAAAAGATTTAAAATTTTGGAAAAATAAATATCAAAATAATCATAATGAATTAATTGATTTTATAAAAGAAATACTACCTTTTTTTAATAAATACAATATAGTATATTGGGTTCATGCTGGAACATTATTAGGTTATACAAGACATAATGGATTTATACCTTGGGATGATGATATTGATTTTGGCTATATTGATGATATAAATATTAATGATTTTAAACAAGAACTACAAAATAAATATATAATAGAAGATACATTTTTTGGATTTAAAATAATAGATAAAATTAAAAATAATATTTTTATAGATATGTTTAAATACACAATTGATTATAATAATAATAAAGCAAATCAAACATATTATTCAAATTTAATATGGCCAAAAGAAAATTATTATTTGAATGAATTATTTCCTTTAAAAAATGGTAAATTTGAAAATTTAGAATTGTTTATTCCAAATGAATCTGATAAAATATGTAATAGAATTTATGGTAATGATTATAAAGATATTTATTATTTGCATACACCACATTATGATAATTTTTTATCAAATATTTATGATGGAATAGGAATATTAACAATAGTTGGAAAAAAATTTTATATTAAAGATTTGCATTAAGTATTTTATTGATAAAAACAAA